CGTTCATTTTACGGATAGATTCTGTATTAAACTGTTGTAAGTAAACAATTTTTTTATCAGACAAGCTGTAAATTCTTTTTGCCTCCCTCAAATTCAAGACCCTCTTTTCGTCATCGTCAAAATCCGCTTCCCAAAATTTCAATAAGATTCCAGAATCTTTAAATAAACTAGACTCGTTGCAAGCCTCAATGAAGGCTCTACCCCCACCAGTCCCGTCAATAATTAACGTAACTATATTAAAATGGGTAATTAAATAATGTAAATATTTAATATGTTCTTTTAAATCTCCGCCTGCAACAGCATAATTATGAACTAAAATTCCACTTCTATTTTCCGGAGTTAATTTAAGAATATCCATCGCAAAATCATCGCTAGCTTCGCTTGCGCTACTAGAAGTATCTATAGCTAAAATATATTCTGCTTTTTTGTCACCAATAATTTCTACACAAGGCATTTGACCGTCTTTTAACGTACATTCATTCATTTTAGAGGCACGATAATATCCCGAACTATCAGAAACGAATTGCGCCCCTAGCTCCCGCGCATACGTCGAATCAGACATAGTTTCTTTTGCTTCTCTTTTTATTTGCTCGTCTATTAATTCCGCCGGAAAATAATCACAACTTAATTGAGACACAAAATAAGTTCCAAGAGTCTTATCTTCGATTCCTAGTCCCGCCATTTTAATCCATTCTTGGAATTTTCTATAAAGAAACTCAAATTCAAATGACGCGGAAGATAATCCAATTACTTTCTTAGTCGAAGTAAGGATTTCTCTATCTGTTTCGGTCATAATTCCTTCTTTAATTAACTTATCTTCCATTTCTTTAATCTTTAAAATATCTTGAATCCCCGAACGAGCAATCATAAATGGGAATAGGACAGCGTTATAAATTTCCTCTGAAATAAGCAAGAACTCATCAATAATCATTACATCTGCACGTTGACCTCGGATGCCCCCGCCCGAAGCCATAGGAAGCGCGACGACCGAACTTCCATTATCACACTCCCAAGACCAAATTTCGTTTCGTCTATAAAGATTACCAGAAAAACACGCTTTAAAAAATCCAAAATCGGGTAATTTTAATAGCCGTTCCATCGCTAATAATATATCTTTCGTTCTTCGAAAGTTGCAACTAATAATAACTATTTTATTTCCCGGATTAAAGATGCAATAAAAAATACAAAAGATAGCGGCCAGATAGCTTTTACTTCCGCCGCGTGACCAGATATTAAGCGAGAAATTTTTTCTAATCCAAGATAAGAGCATCAACTCTTGGAAATCAAAAAGTTTATAATTAGCTAAAAAATCAAAAGCAAAAGAAGGATTATTGTATAAAAATTTCACTAAACTTGTTTTGGCCTCAAAGTCAGAGAATTCTCCTATTGTAGAGAGGAGCTCCGAACTGTAATCAGATAACTTAAGCGAAATTCTTCCGGGAACTATCATAATAGTTTACGATTATCAAATTGGTATTGTAAATCTACCGTACGAATATTATTTTTCATTAATAAGATTTTTTCAATTGCTCTTTGTGCCTCGATACGGTCATTAACAAAAAGAAACTGAACGTCTTGGTATTCTTGGCAAATCTCTTTAACGTTATGAAATAGATATTCACTTGTAATAGATGTGTATTTATTTAATTCTGGATTCCCCTCTATATTCAAAAGTTTATTTAATGGGTACTCACACAAAACTACAATAGAAGCCTCTAATTCTTTTGCTCTATTAAATTCGCTTTTCAATCTGTCTATACTCTTAGTGAATGAACTCATAAAATCGTGGACATCTTTCCTCTCAATAAAAATATTCTTAAAAATACCATCGTTTCCACAAGTATAATCTCCAAAGTCCAATTTAGAAATAACTTGTTGGCACTCAAACTTGATAGCGTTTTGCTCCCTTGAATCAATTAAAATCCTAAAATCCTTCGGGGCAGAAACGAACTCTAATCTTTGATTATAATCGTATTTTGTTCTTAGACTTAAATCTTTGCAAACACTATTATAATCTAATCCTAACATATCAAAACAAACGACCGCCGGAAGCATAGATGTTCTGGCTTCTACGGTAGACGGCGCATATTTTAAACCCTTCTCTTCCACTCTCCGTCGAACTAATTCTTTTGCATAGCTTCTTGCTTGAGCGGTTTCCGCTTCATGCAAAATCCATTGTATCATAGAAGAGCGTAAATTAAAATCGGTATTAAGATACTGCTTTAGACTTTTAAAAACAATAGGGTCGCCCGTAGATAAATCATATTTCGGACAATAAGTATTAAAGTAATCCGCGACTCTAACCTTATGGCTTCTTAAATGTTTTACGAAGTCTTTCTCCGAACCCGCTTCTTTCTCACACACGCAGCAACGCATCTTAGTTAACCCTCACAAAATTTTTGAATTCTAATCTTAGATATTCTAGTTTCAAACTTCATCTAAAAGTAATTCTTCCCTCGTAATTCCGAAAACACTAGCTTTTACGCCTTCCATGCTTTCTAATTCGTCAACTGCCTTTTCGCGTATCTTCCGTTTTAATAAAGAAAGTCTTATCATTTTGTCCCTTTGTTCTTTCTGCTTCCAAGCTTCCACTAAAGTCACTAAAGATTGATGTTCCTTAACTTTATTTTTCATTCTCTCGTCGCGCTTACCATTAAGGGACTCTAGAGATTTTTGTTGCCGCTTTAAATTGTTATCCATCTCTCCGTATAGGCCACCCAAAGCCTCAACGATAGACATAGATAATCTTCCATCCGGGTCTTCGGAAATCGCGTCCCGAATTGAGGCTAAATTATCAACTTCGCGCTGCATCTTAGTATGATTTACTATATCATTACAAACTGAAATATATTGGTCAACTTCCTCTTCTGTTAAATCGTTCTTATCATATGTAAATCGAACAAATGACGACTCAAATAAATCTCTATCCTGACCATCTGAATAATTATTGAGAATAATATTTAATCTAAGAGTATGTAAGAACCTTATCATAGATTCTATATCTCTATTCTGTTTAGGGGTTAATTTATCTTTATTTAAACCGTTTAAAACATACTTATTCACTCTAAAAATAGCCTGCTCTTGAGTTTTCGGTGGTTTCCATTTGTCTAAAGCCTCGCTTTCTGTTCCCGCCCGATTGCTAGGTAATGTTTTTATATAAGCTTGAACGATTCGACATTCCGCAGACATAGCGGTTAAATTTTGTTTATTAAAAATCGTTTTAGACATTTCTAAAGCGTTCATGGCCAAAAAATTATTATAAATAAATTCTTTATTCGCTTCTGATAATAAAATTGAACCCGTCTTAGATTCATAGATATAAGAGGGCTTTGCTTTAATATCCCGACTTGCTAAAAAAGATTTTACAGATTTAGCTTCTAAACTTCTGCCATCAAATTCAGTACCTAAAGCTGCCACAACTAAATCTTTAAGCGATGGAGGGGAAGTTTTAGAAGCGTTATTCCAAGCGTCAAGAATTTTCTGCTTTTGCTCTTCCGTTAATTCAAACGACCCGTTCTTTTTAATTTCGACAACGGGTTCTTCTACGTCAACAATATCATTTAAAGTTTTTATCTCCACGGTTTCCATTAAATACCTTCTTTAGCTAAGACTATCTTAACTTTTACAATAATAGCTTTTCTAATTTGCTGTACCCGTTTATATCTAGTATTTTTTCTATCCTTCTCTCTTGCGGAGAGTCCTAATAATTTTCCTACTTCTTCTTCCGATTTATTTTCTAAAAATAATGCCTTATATACCGTAAGCTCATTACCCTTTAATATCTTGCACATTCTTTCGTGAAAATCTTCGGCAATTTTCTCTAAATCGAGTGAGTCGTTAGGTGTATTATATAACTCATTCAAATGATTTTCTATCGTAACTGGTAAATTAGTATTAAATTTTTGTTTACGGTTTTTTTCCCATTGAGCAAAGAAGGAACACTTGGAACACTGTTCTACAAATATTGAACAACCGTCATAAGGAAGCGCGGCGGGACATCGGGCACAGGGTTTTACATGGGCATAGTACGTATTCCTTAGTAAATTATTTATTTGATTAGTTATAATTCTATTTAACCAATTAATCAACGGACGGGTGGGGTCGTATTGCTGCCATTTTTCATTAATATGTATAAGAATTAATTGTTTAACATCGTCGTAGTCGTAATCTAGACGGGCTTTAAGATTCCATCGGTATCTTCTTTTTTCTAACTCGGTATTAATAGTATCATAACAAACTGTGAATTCTGGCCTTTCCATTATTTCCGTAATGTTTCGGATTCCTTCCTAAGTTCTGATAAAATTTTCTTTTTATTAATTTTTTTAGGTTTTTCTCTCGTAGGTAACGGTGCGGAAATTTTTGCCAAATCTCCCAAGGTAGGCAAAAGTGACCCAATACTCTTAATCGAATCCTCTTTCATGCCTATTTTAGATTCATCAATTTTTTCAAATTCTAGTTGAATTCCATTATTTTTTTCGCTATCATCTTCAATATCAATGACATTTTCATCTAGATTTTCATCAATTTCTAATGGTTCCGTAGGTTTTTTCGATGTTTTTGCCACAATTCTCCTATTGAGGGGTTCGTGACAATTCGAACAGCTATCGGGTTCTTTAAGAGAATATGTATTCGAAGCTCCGCAGTTAGGACAGTAGCATTTCATGTCGGTTTTCCTTATTAAAAAGAGGTCTAATGACCATTACACTATTATATATCTCAATTTAACAAAATTCAAGTATTTAATCGTGTAAATAACTTATATGAAGCATATTAGGAAAGCTAAATTTAATAAGAAGATGTTTAAAATTAAATGGAAGGAATTACCTACAGTTAAAATATTTCATCCAAAAGGAAAGGTCGAAGTGGTTAAATTCTATGGAACTTGTGACTCTCCCAAGAAAAAAAGCAAAAGAGAAATGACAATTAATCCCTGTCAAAGAGAAAGGGAAATGTTAAATACGGCTGTCCATGAAGCAATGCACGCAAGCGACTTTACCTTATCGGAAAAAGTTGTAACAAGAATGTCGAATGATATATCCGATTTCCTTTGGCGAATCGGGGCGCGTCTTAACGGTGGTATTCTCGGATTAGAATGCTTATTGAAAAGTAAAGGGCTAACGAAAGGAAAGCCAAAACCAACCAGTATTGAAATCCCACAAAAAGAGAACCAAACAAAGCCAACCAAGTAACTAAACAAACGGGACACATAATCAATTTAACGAAAAAGCTAGTCCCGTATTTATATTTTAAATAACTCTTATAATCGAAAAATAATAGCTTAATAGAACTGTCCTGCGCTCGCTTAGTATCTAATTCTTCTTGGTCTTTTAAGTATTCCTGTAACTTAAAAAAATCCCTTAACCCAAGTAGTTTTATGTACTCAAAAAAAGCATCAGTTTGATACCAAACTGTTAATATAAACGCAATCGAAAAAGAAGTAATAATAAAATCCATAATATATTATAACATTACGGAAACATTTTTTCAAGTCTTCCTTTATTAAATTTTTCTACAATATAGCGGCAAAGGCCGCTTCTCACGATGTCCGACTCGCTAAACTCAAAGCAAAAAATACCATTAGATTTCGACTCGTCATCGTTAAATAAATCAAACAGCCTAGAAAACGAATCCTTTTCCCCATTTTTTAAATCCGATTGCGTTACATCACCACATAACATTACCTTACTAAACTCTCCTATTCGAGTCATCAAAGTAACTAACTCTCTTCTACTAAATGATTGGGCTTCGTCAATAACAATAAATTTAGCCGCCCAATGCAGTCCCCTAGCAAATGATACGGGAACAAAAGAAATACGGTTATCGTTTTTGATTTTTTTAATATCGTCTCTCATTAATAATTCAGTCAGTTTATCCTCTAGCACCTGCGCGTAGGGGGATATTTTATCCTGAACCTCTCCCGGCAGCGCACCCATATGCGTGTCTGCGCTCTCTACTATCGGTCTGATATAAATAATATCTGATACCCGTCTTGATTTAAGAGATTTAAGGGCACAGTAAATTGACGTATAAGATTTGGCCGTTCCCGCCGGGCCTTTTACTAGGATGATTTTCGTTTCTTTATTTTCCGCTAATTCAATTAACTCTTCTTGTTTTGGGGTCAGTTTAATTGTTTGTTTTATTTCAAAGTCAAACTTTATTTTATTTCTTTGAAAAACGTGAGGAGTGAAGTCGGGCAAGATTTCTTTTATCATATAGTTTTAAATAACCATCTATATTTACACGAAAAAACCCGTAAGTTTTTTAAGCTTACGGGTCTTTTGATTATCCGCCAATTATATTAGCGGGTCGGAAACGGGGTCGCTTCCGTACCAGCAACATTATCTATACTAGAGTGGATACCCTTTCCACCAAATCCGTAAACAATCTTAAAAAACGCGGCATAGTCGCTATTAGCGTCACGCTCAACGCTGGCAACCAAATCCCACGTCTTATTAATTGAATAAGCCCAAGTAGAACCAACGTAAGCGGCATTGACATCACTCCACCTATAACCCGCTTCAAGTTCACTTGTCCATTTCGAGTTCCATTTACGAGTATAAAAACCCGCCGCGCTATCAGTAGCCTCATCATGGTTGTCCCTATTTAAATGAATAGAACCTTTACTACCAAGAGAGTTCTTCTTGTCAAGGGCAACACCCACTAAAGGACGTAGGGACAATAAATTAGCGCCGTCAACGTTATGGTCATAGACAAATAAAACTGCACCCGCTAACTGTCTATTATATTCGATAGGAATTCCGCGAAGGAATACGCCAACAGACGATTGATAAACTGTTTTCAAATCGTCTGCGGAATTTTCTTCCGTACCGATACTCCCACCGGCTTGAAGTCCTAGAATAGAACCATTATTGAATCTTGTGAATTCAAAACCGTCATTCACTCCAATAGCGGCATTCAACGCGCTTGATTTACCATCAACTTTTGCAACTCCGGCCCCGGCGTCAATATAAAGATTCTTTGTAAGAATCGAAGAATCTAAACATAACGGCTGTGATACGTCGTTAGTATCTTCTGCGTACGCAACAATATGTCCTTTGCCCTCATTACACGCGCCGCCCGCACTAACGGTTTGGATACCAATTACGGCAATAACACTTGCCACCAATAACGTTTTAATCAATTTCATAATTATCTCCTAATATTCTCTCTTACCATATATTATACACTCAAATTCGAAAAAAAAGACGGGATATTATCCCGTCCTCTTTCGCGCTGAGGGTACAACGCTAATGACATTTCGACTAGAAACGTCAACATTATATATTATCTCAAAAAATCGCAAATTCAACTAAATTTTCCTAAAATTCTTATTTTCTTTCTACAAATTCACAAAAAGAGTAAACGCAGAATAATATAATTAATGTAATTAACATTATATTTGTTGCCCCACTTGCCCATCGGGATAAATAATAACATACTTCTTATTATTCTTTTTAGCATAGCGCAAGGTCGCCCACGTTCCGCTTCTTAATTCTTCTTCCTGCCTGCGCGGGGCACCAATTAATATATCACACGCATTTACAATATCCTGATTACGGTCTAAATATTCTTTAGGCTCGTAAGTTACATCGCCTTGTTTAAATGCCCGCTTAGAATCATTAATTGGAGGATGAATATGAATTTTAACATTTACCCCATACGTTTTTGCAATGTCGTGTGCCTCTGCGTCAGACCCCTTGCAGTCGCCGTGATGAAAATGAATCTCGCTACTTTTAAATCTCGTCCCGAAGATAGTCGAGAACGTCCGCTTCTGCGGCTCGGTCATTCCCATTTGTGTTCCGGTAAATCCAATAATATATTTATTCATATCTTTGACCTTTACATATGATAGCTTAAAAAGCAAGTTTTGTTAAGTTTTTTTTGTGTAAATAAATATAATCAAAGGAAACTATGCACAAACTAGGAAAACATCCCGTCCGTATTGACAAAAGAACTCTTAAATTAAATAGGTATCTAGACCTAAGCCTTTTGCCGACCCCGCCCGCGTCTATTTATAATAGTTGGAAAGTTCCCTATTGGGGAACAATGCTTAATGATAAAATAGGGAATTGCACTTGTGCCGCCGCTGGCCACGGAATTCAACTTTGGACTTTTGTAGCGACCCGTAAAGAAGTAACGGTATCAGACAGTTCAATTTTAAAAGCTTATGAGGATGTCGGCGGCTATATTATCAATCAACCTAGCACGGACAATGGGGCAAATATGTTGGATGTCCAAAACTACTGGCGGTCAACAGG